TTGAATTATCTGATTTAAAATCTGAATTTGAATAATCTTTTCTTTTCGTTTCATCCGGTTTAAATAATAAACTACCCAATGCCATACCCATCATCATACCAGGATAACCACCATAGTAAGCACCTACTGCCCCACCTATACCAGATGCTACATTCTTTCCTGTTGTACTTTCAATTTTAGTTGAATCTGTCATGATATAACAACCGTTTTAGTTGGAGAGGTATCAAAATCAGCTACCAAATTATAAAGTGTTACTGATACTGCTTTTATTTCCCAACTTTGTCCTACCTCAACATCTTCAAAGGTAATAAAATCAGTTTGTGTTTCTTTCGACATACAATATTTGTCTGCTGTATGTGCTATAGCATTTGTTCCTCTAACACATCCTTCAAATTCAAAATTTATACTATCAATACTTGTATAAGTTATTAATTCATCTTCAATCCAAAATGAACCTGAAGATGCAAATGTTCCATAAAGAGTACTATTATCAAATGGTATAATTGTTACTACATCATCAATTCCTGAATCAAGTTTAACTGATGGTGTCACATAACCTATTGTTTTTTTCCATATATAATCACCACCACCAACACTTACATATATATTTGCACCCACAAAAAAAGGATTATCATCAGGTCGTTTATATAAAATATATATTTTATTTTCTGTAAGATCCTGTACAGCATAAAAACGTTCAACTATATCCGGTGCAATATATGGACTTGGTGCATCATTATTATCTACTGCTGTCACTTGAGGAATAATATCATTATAAACATTGGGATTGTATTCAAAGCATTGAATTTTAACTTCATCATTTTCCAATTCTTCCATAGCTTGAATTCTAAACCATTTATTATTCCATCCTGTCTGAGAATGGCTAATCCCTATTACATCACCAACAGCATGATAATATCCTTGCATCCCTGTAATAAATTCACACCCGTTTCTATTATATAAAGAAAAATCACTAAAAAATTGAAGCATACGCATTGCTTGTGACTTTCTTTTTATTCCTCCTAATCTAATAGTTTTTAATTTAGTTTCCTGATTAACATCTATATAATATGCTTCAGAATCTTTTTCTACTACATCCCAAGGGTATCCATTTATCCAATTATCATTATTATCTTTAGACTTTCTCGTTATATATTCAAGTCTAAATCTATTTGATACTTCAGAATCAGCACTATAGCTAAAATTAAATGATCCTTCTTTAATATTATCTTTTACTATTTCAAAATTATCATTTGTATTTGGAGAAACAGAAAGATCTTCAAACAAATCAATATAAGTTGAAGTTTGATCTTTAACTATAAACCTATAATCTGTTCCTGATATAGTTATTATTCCTTCATCACCAAACCAGAATATATCTGGATAAGCAGAAAAATTGGCATACAATCTATTTACTGTGCTTGATCCTCCTGCTTGAAATTGTCCTTTTGTTTGATCAGAAAAATATATTTCAGGAACTTCATCTGCCCTTTCTATAATTGGTTCAATCTTACCTTGTTTTAATCTGATAATACCTCTACAAGTAAGCATCATATCTGTGACAATATCAAATGCTTTTGCTCTTGCATCAAAATATTGTGAATATCTAAATCGTGGTTCGTCAACCACAGAAGCATCCCAATCGGTATATTGAACAAGTTCATCACAATAATCTGATGCTATTTTCCAAGGACTATCTAATGTATCAGGATCTCCATTAAAGTCATTTGTATCTAATCCTAAACCCCATCTTGTGTTAGTTAAAAAATTATAAACACAACGAATAGGATTAGCATCTTCTTCTCCTGCTTCTATATTAAATCCTTTTAATTCAGCAGAAATTACAGGTAACTTTTGAAGTATAAGTCCTCTGACATTTAAATTAACTAAAGTATAAGCAGTATATTTTAAATTTATTGCTCCAATAGATCTTGTACCTTGATAAGCACTTATATAAGGATCAATTAATTGTCCTGCTGATCCTGGATAAGATGTAAAAGTTGCATTATATCCTTCCCCATGCATTTCAGATACAGTTTTATCATCAATATAATATTGTAAAAAAGAAGTAATTTCTCCTTCACAATGAGCAACCGCAAAATCAGCATCCATTTCAGGAGTCCATTCTGGATCTTTTCTTGATCCTTCATTATACCAATTTGCTCCCAAATTACCTACCCAAATTATTCCACCATATGATTTAACCTGACCAAAACATAAAGCTACTGGAGAGGATCTTACATAAGAATTTTTACCTAAATCACCCAATGCTGGAGGGGAAGGGGCATTTGGTGGATCAATCCATAAACCAATTTGACCACCAATTGACATACCAATCATTGCCCCTTGAAAGCCACCAAAATAACCACCGATAGCAGCACCGACAGCCATTCCTACAGTTTGTCCTGTTGTTTCCCCCATCTAAAACTCCTTATAGCGGAGCATCCATGCTAATCTTTCTATATAATGAGGATATAAAGAATCAAATCCAACTTTTTTATCTATATTTTTCCATCCACATTTAGCATGAACAAAATAATTGTTATCTATCATTATACCACTATGATGTGCTGGATAATTTTTACCGAATAATTTAAATAAAGGTACATCTCCCTTATCTGGTAATTCATCATCAGATAAGGGTCTAAATCCTGATGCAACTAAAATATTATATAAACGTTCTTCACCATTAGAGTGTTTCCACCATCCAACAGTATAAGGATAACCATCACTTTTAGGCAATTCTATACCAGATCTATTATAAGACATATATAATAATCCGGCACAATCGATACCTAATGTTGATCTGCCGGAATGTCTAAATGGAGTACCTATAAATTTTCGTGCATTTTGAACAACCCTATCTTTAATTTCCTCCTGCATTTTATTTCCTTAATATATAAATAAACATTCATTATATTATTGGTTCTTTGGGAACCCAAGGATAACCTCCATACTCACTGTAATTTGAAAAATCATCCTCACAAGTTATATAATTTTTAGCACATAATTTCACTATATTCACACTGACACCACTTTGAATTATATCATCAAAAGGTACTCTTACGGTAACTGCTCCTGTAGTATTATTTAAAATGGGTCTAACTGCTCCTGCTAAAGCCCCATTGTTTATTAGTACAAACCCAGGGATATAATAATCTATTGCTTGTCCATGTGAACATGTTAACGTGACTCCATCAGATTGAGCAGACAAATTTACAGTAGTAGTAAAATCATCTATATCCAAACCACATGTTACTGTATTACAAAAAGTCCAATTACAACCAGACTGATATACTCTTTTTGGATATAAGCGATCAAGATATGGAAAAGGTTTAACTGATATAGTAATCCAATGTTCATCTCCTTTAGGTTCATCTGTATATCCTGAAAACAAAAGCATTTCACTACCAACAATCCAATACTCTCCAGTAAAATGTAATTCTGGAAATACAAGATATACTTTAACTTTTTTATTATTATATTTACCAGACATTACATCATTTTTAAAAGAAAGATCAACATAATCTAATCCAATTTCTAACTCATTTAATATCGTACCTTCTTCAGATCTAATTGGATTACGCTTTATAGATAAAGGTTGATAAGTACCTACCTGTAATGTATTAGCTATAAATAATTGATCATCAGGAGCATCAATAGAAAATTTATAACCTGTTAAAATAGTAACACCACTTTTAAAAAAATATTTTAAATCACCAGCATCAATATCTTTTGGCATTATAACCACTCCCTAAAAGTAATAGTAAAATCCCAAACGTTTGCTATATTTTCAGGATTTTGATATTCCATTGTTTCATATTGAACTTGATAAGATGTTCCATATCCAGTATTCCAAATAACAGGTAAAACTTGCCAAAGAAAATTAACCAACTGACCTTGATTATCATTCCAATGTGCAACGATAATATCTTTTTCAGAGTTAGTTCTTCCACGAATCTCAACAGACCATCTACGAATAGCATCAGTTGATTTTAATCGTGTCTTACGTTTCCATCCTTCCATATCAGTTTGTAATACATTCCATTGTGGAGTATGTGGATTAATAGAATGAACTTCAAAATTAAAAGGATCACCTGCTGCCATAACTTACTCTCCTTAATAGGCGTTTTGAATACCTCTCCTAATCGGTTTATTTTGTCTTAAATTTTTAGTAAAATTATTTTGAATAACATCAGAATGTTTCATTAAAAATTGTACTCCTGATTGTGTATCAATAGCACTTAAATAAATTGGCATATTATATTCAAATCTATTTTGAGGAGCAGATTTTTGAAGTTTTTTCATTGGGGCAATCATTTCATCTTCACCATATTTAGTTTTTTCAC